TATGTTGTATCTATGAGAAAAGGAACTGCAGATGTTGATTTAAGCAATGCAACATCTACTAGTGAAAAATTTACTCAAGGCAACTATTCAAGCTTTGGTTTAGCAGATGAATATATGGTAAAAGCTGCTGACACTGTTTCTCCTTATGCTAGATTGAAAAGAGCATTGAGAGATTAGTTTTATATCTTTTTAGCAAACAAGCCGCTTTTTACAAGCGGCTTGTTTAGCTTTGTATAACACTTAAAATGGAACCTAATAACGAAACTGTAGACGCATTAATTGTCCCTACAGATGGACCTAAAAAACCATCAAAAATGTTCAGAGATTTGAAAGAGGGAGACCAACCAATTGTTCCTCTTCCTCCAGATAATATGAATGACATTTCCTATCCACAATTTATAGAACCAAGATGTGTAATTTGTACTTCTCCTTTCAGAGATTTAGTCGAACATGTTTATTTAGACACTGGAAAGAAAAATCAAGCTGTAATTGCTTTTTTTGCTGAACACTTCGATGCTAAATTAAACTGGATGCAAGTTAACACTCATATGGAAATGCATTGTGATTTCAAGAAAATTTCCATATCAGGTCTTAAAAATTATGAGCAAAGAGAAGAACTTATTGCTCCTTGGATTTTTAGAGAACATCAACTAGCACTTACTGCTTTACTTGTAGAACTTGATGATATCAGAGGTATTGACTGCTCAAGAAACAATGAAATGAAACTCAAGAGAGCAGCAATGGTTGAGAAACTTATTACTAAGATTATGATGCTCAAGGATGCAAGAGATAATCAAGGTATATATAATATTAATATATTTGAGATTTTAGCCAAGCTTCATGAACAAATGGACACTGAAGCAGATAAAAGAAAAATAAGAGAAGAAATTCAAGTATTAAGGCATAAGATACAACAAGATAATTAATGAGAAAACCAAATACAGCGAAGCAATCTCAGCTTGATTTAAAAAACCAATTATTACAGCAAGCAAACTCTGTCACTGATTTTTTAAAAGATTCAGGATATGCTTCAGAGTTTTTGGATGAAATACTTCCATCAACAAGAGCAGAAGTTGCTCCTCCCTCACTTCCAGAAAAAACAAGATTCAATCCAGATCAAATTGTTGATATTGTTACATTTATAGAACATCCTTATTTCTGTAATTTAAAACCCTATCCATGGCAAAAACTTATACTTAAGTGTTTTTATATGGGACAAGAAGGTAATACAAACCTTAAAATTGAGGACACAATAAATGAAACTGATTGTGATGGATGTGTTTGGAAATATATTCATGATAATGAAAAAGTTTTTCACAAAAATTACAAAGAAGGCAAACAGTTTAAAACAATATTCAGTATTGTTAACTCTCCTTGCTTACAATGCAAAAGACAAGACAACGAAATAAAGAAAACAAGATATCAAGCTGCAAAAGATGAAGCTACTAACCCTGATGCAGAGAGACAAGTTGTTACACTTGAAGAAAGACCTATTATTGACTGCTATCAATCTGAACTTGACTTGATTAATGCAGAAGAGTTTGATCCAAAATTAAGAATGCAAGTACTGGATAAAACTTCTAAAAGATTTAAGTTTCAAGAGCTTGTTTTGGTACTTGGTAGACGTTCAGGTAAATCATTCCTTGTGTCTGTTATGGCACTTTATGAACTATACAGATTGATTTCTATGGGACATCCTCAATCTAGATATGGATTGATGGAATTTGATGAAATAGTCCTACTTAATGTTGCTAGAAATGAAGAGCAAGCTAAAAAAGCAATCTTCTCCAAAATCAAACAAACAGTTCTTGCTTCTCCATTCTTTGCTCCTTATATTGGTAAAGATACAGAACTTGAAATGCGTTTTTACACTGAACATGACAGGAAAGAAAATGATAGAAGGTCTGAACAAGGTCTTAATCCATTCTCAGGTAGTTTAGTTCTTAGATGTGGTTCAAGTAATGCATCTGGTCTTGTTGGTCTTACTTGTTGGACAATCATCATGGACGAAGTTGCAGCTATGGCAGGAGACAATCCTGACTCTGGTGTTGACTATGCTCTTTATGATGATCTTAAGCCATCTCTTGCTACATTTGGCAGAGATGGAAAAATGATGCTTCTTTCTAACCCTAAAGGTCCTATTGGTCTCCTTTATGACTTACATGAAAATAGATTAGAAGACCAAAACACACTTGTAATGAAGCTTCCAACTTGGCTTACTAATCCAAACATTGATAAAGCCTGGTTAGATGATCAAAAAAAGAAAAACCCAGTTGAATATCAGATGCAATATGGAGCTGAATTTGGAGCATCTTCTTCTGATCCTATGTTTGTGCAAGATGATATTGAAAGAATGTTTAAAAGCATGTCAATGGTCAAAAGAAAAGAATTTGCAACTGGATTTTTTGATTACTTCTGTCACTTAGATCCTGCTAGAACTTCTGACTATTATGCTCTTGTTGTAGCTCATACTGAAAACATGTATGGAACAGTAGGTCCTGACTTCAAACCACTAAAGAGAGTTATTATAGATCATATTCATTATTGGAACCCTATGACTAAAAATCAGCCCGTAAAAGAAAAAGATGTTGAAGAATATGTTATTGATTTACACAGAAGGTTTAGATTTAAACAAGTTTCTATTGACCAGTGGAATTCACAATCTTCTCTTATCAGATTGCAGTCTCATGGCGTTCCTATTGTAGAAAGACAATTCAACAAAGAATATAAAGAAAAAATATATACTGAAGTAGCTCAACTTGTTCGAGATGATCGTATTGATATTTATGATTTGTCTGGAGGAGCTTATTTTGATTACGATAATAAACTCGTTCCATTGAATGAAATACAAGAAGCTAAAACTCAATTTTTATTTTTACAAAAGAAATGGAAGGGTAAAAGATATTACATTGAAGCACTGTCTGGATATAAAGATGACATATGTGATGCTGTTGCTGCAGTGTGTTATGAGTGCTTGACAAATAAAATTATGAAAAGATTACCAAGATCCAAAATGGTCAACTTAAATAGAAGATAAATTTTAAAGGTTATTAATATTTTTAATAAGAAAAAATCATTATGTCTAAGAATGTAAGAACAGCTCAATTTGGTGGTGTTGGAGGTGGAGGGACACCTTCACCGTTTACTCCTGGCAGAAAACCCATGGGTGTTGGTAAAAGTCAAGGGCAAAATAGTGCTGTCAACATGTACATCAATGAAGATGACAGCTTTGAAAGAATTCTTAGTAGAACCCATCAAGACAATGAATACAATGATGACAACATTGAAACAAAACTTACAATGTTCCATAAGCAAAATGTTGAAATGGGTTTTATCAACTACGAACTTACACCATTAGAAAGATTACAAGTTAAGTACAGAGCAGTTCTACATAATTATAAATTGAACTTAGAGAGAGAAGCAGATAGCCTCTTGAAAAACTCTCCCGCTTACATCAAAGAAAATTTCAAGACAGATAAAAAACACTTGCAAACTATGGAACAAAGTTTGGAAGCAAGACATAAATATAAGTCTGACACCAAATACCCTAGAGAAGAATACCAAGATCCAGATAGACCATCAAGAACTCATTTTGCTTTATCTGAAGAACAACTAATTCGTATAGCTAGAGAAATAGCTAATCCTGATGACGAGGATTATGCAGTTGGATTATTTGGATCTGAAGTAACTGAGCCTGTACCTGGTGAACAAAGAAAATTTGACGAAAGATTTAATAATGTTCCAGAAATGTCATACATTAAATTAGATGGTCAAGATGGTTTCGATGGATTGAATAATTACTTGGATAATTCAGCAAAATCAAATAGAGATGGTTTGTCAGATAAGTATAACGAAACCACTATACAAGATTATCCAAACCCTGATGGAAAAGCTAATGTCAGTCCAGCTCAATTAGAGAATAAACCAACTCCTGGTGGTCAATATCCAAATGCTAATGATCCAAATATGACAACTGAAGCAAAAATGCATAAAAATAAAATGCCTACAACTTATAGAGATTTTATAAATGCTGATGAAGAAAAAACAGCTACAGAAAGTATTTATCCAGGTTCTGTATTCTTTGGAAATTTAGGGCATTCAGTTTAATGAACATTCTTAAGGTTATTGATATCTGCAATTATTTAGATGCCAACAATAAATACGCACTATCAGACAAAATATTTTCAAAAATTGCACAGTATGGAGCTGGTGGTGGTGGTGCTAATGTCACAGATATGCTCACTCACCAGGTTGAATGGGATGAGCGTTTTGAAGATGAAGTAGATGAACTTGACAAAGGTAGACAAGGGGAACCTACATCTTCAGGTTGGGTCAATCCAAGAAAATTAGAACCAGAAGGGCATGGTCAAAATGTTTCTGCAGATGAAATGAATTCTATAGAAGCACAAAATCATCCCGATGAAGTTGATGGCTCTGGAGCTAAAGTAATTATTCCAGACACTTTGGGTGTTTCTGCAATTAATGATCCAACATTCTTGGATAGATTTGAATACGAAAATAGAGATGATGAAGACGCAGCAGTCAGAAGATTGCCAAATAATAGAATTATTTAGGAGAAAATTATGCCAATACCAATTAAACCAGTTCACTCATTAGATTTGCATGCTGAGCTTTTCGATGGTCCTTCTATGGAGGGTCTTGGATTGTCAGACATTCAAATTCAACTTTTAGGAATTACTCCATCTGTAAATAGAGAAGCAGCAAAAGTCAGCACATCATACATTGAAATGCTTAGAACTATTGATGCTAATACAGATGAATTAGTTACTGCAGCTAGTCAAATGGCATTGAATAAAGATGCAAAAGTTTGTTCAGTCCCAACAAATATTACAGACAATGATCTTTTTGCATTAAAGACGGCTGGATTAGTTACAGGTTACGGAAGATCAGTTGAATTAACTGAAAAAGCAAGATTAGCACTAAGAGATCATTATCTTAGTACAAATACTGTTAATGAATTTAGAAAAGGTAGAACAAAGGACAGATTTGATCTTGAAGAAGCAAGAAGTGTAAAAGCTAGCTCTTCAAGATTTAAGAAAGTTGGTGGCTGACTGAATCTCAGCGAACCTAGTTCAGAGTTCGATATTAGATTTATAGCAGACAGTGACAAGTTGAGATCTAAAGGTCTTATGTTTGCAAAACCTTTAGGTGAAGACGAAGTTGTATTTTTTGCTTTTGACTATCCTGATTGTTATTCGTTTTGGAATAAAAATGTAGATTTTGGTTTATCTTTAGCTTTTTTAGATAAAGATTACGAGATTTTAGATATCAAAGACATGGATGCTCATAGTGAGAAATCATGTGTTCCAAAATCAAATAATGTTCAATTTGTTGTAGAAGCAAATCAAGGGACATTCAAAAACAACAAAATAAAAATTGGGGATAAGCTGATTTTAAAGGGAAAAAAGCTTATTTTAGATAAAGAAACTAAATAAATACATACAGGACTTCTTGTTTTTCAATAAGAAATCACTAATGTATTCTTTCTTGAGGAGAAAAAACAATTATGGCAGATAGAATTTTCCCAAACAGAATTCAAGAAGAAGCTCTTGATTCTGACCTTGTTTTTCAAGGTATTGATTGGGACAACTTTAACACCAAACTCGCAGAAGTTAAAAATGGATTAAACACCCGTGAACTTCCAGCAGAGTTTAAAGAAGTACTTGCTAAAAAGAAATCAGAAGACATGCCAGAAGCAGTTGAAAAAATGTTCAAAAAGAAGAACGAAGAAAATGACAAAGAAGATGGCGATCTTTCAAAAGTTCCTGAACAATTTCGTAAGAATGTAAAGGATAAGCAAGACAAAGCTAAATCAAAGAAACATGAAGATGTCGATGATGAAGATGTCGATGATGAAGATGATGAAAATGGTGATGATGATGATATGGTCAGAAATGGACCTAAGAAAGCAACAAAGAAAGCATCTGTTGTTTTCAATCATCCTTCACAATTAAGTGCTGAAGCTGTTGAAGCTGCTATTGCATCTGGTGACAAAGCATTAGCTAATACTATCTTAGCTGCAAGACATGAAAGAAGAGTTAGACTTGCTAGCAAAATTCAATCACAAATTGAAGCTGAAAATGATAAGACTGTAAAACTTGCACAAAGAAGAGCTTACAGAGAACAACTTGTCAAGATTGCTGCAATGAAAGATGAAGAAGTTGAAGCAATGAAAAAGAAGTGTGAAAGCTGTGGCATGAAATATGCTGGTGAAGAATGCGACTGCGATTCTAAAAAAGAGGGTGGTTATTCAAAGTCTGACATGAAGATGAAGAAAGCTACAAACTTATCAAGTGCATCAAAGCAAGCATTTGCAGCTAAAGCATTAGCAGAAGGTTTTCCACAAGAATACATTGATGCTATGTTAGGTGAAACTGTTGTTGCTAGCAATGACTTGGCTGAAATCAAGAATGTTATGGCTTCTGAACTTAACTCAAATGTCAAGAAAGCTGCTGTTTCTTCTATGATCAAAGTTGCAACACTTACTGACTCTGATTACTCCAGATTAGTTGACTACTGGAAGAATGAGTTAGGTTACGGTGACCAAGAGTGGATCGACGCACTCTTTACAAAAAAATACGATAAATAATTCCTCAAGAATAATGTCCCAGGAGATTTCTCCTGGGACAAATCTTAGAGCAATACCAGGATACAAATATGAGTAGATTTAAGAAAGTAAACGAAACAGAAAATATCCCAAGTTTCATTGAAAAGAGATTTGTTGGATCTCAAGTTAATATCGAAGAAGATCCTTATGCAGAGTTAAAAGCAAACTCTGCTGAAAATCAATTTAAAATCTCTAAAGAAACTATTGGTTTAAAGAAAGAAGCTTCTATTTTCGAAAAGTCCTGGGAAAAGATTTCTGGAGCTTCAATGTACCAAGACTATAGAGGTGAAAGCATTGCAGACAGAATTCTTTCTCAAGAATTAGGTGCTATCAAGAGAGCTGATTATGGAACCGATGAAGGTACTAATGCAAGAACTACTACTAGTGGTTTAAAAGCATTTTCAGCTGATGAATATATGGATTGCATGCTCAGAGGTTCTGCTAATATTTTCAATCCTGATATGATTGCAATTTCTGAAGAATTCCTCAATAGTCAATCTTCTAGCAGCGAACAATCAGTTGTTGAATTACAAAGAAGAAGAGAAGCTAAGGCTTCTAAACATCAAAGCTGGGAAGAAAAGCAAATTAACAACTTAAGAAAGTCTCAAGTTGTTAATAATAGAGCACACAATATCCTTAGAACTTCTAACGATTTAGAGCATACATCACAATTTGGTATGGTCGATCCAGAAGTTTTAGACGCAAGAGAAGCTCAAAGAGTAGCAATGCAAAATAAGAATAGAGAATCAAGATTAGCTATTAAGAAAAACATTGCTGATGAATTTGAGACAAAAGCTCAAAACAGAGCACAAACCGTTGCAGATATTTACAGGAATATTGATTTAGATTTTGATATAGACTAATGAATAAATATTCTAATTTTGAAATGCCAGCAGCATCCGGTCCAGGTGGTCCAAAAAATATTGAACTTACTGGAAATGAAGAAGCTGGAGTAAGTAAGAAGGATGCGAAAAAATTGCTTGACGAAGTTAAGTCAAGCAATGATCCTCAGAAGTTAACTGAAAGGATAACTTCTGTTGCTGATAATGTTCAAAATAAGGATTTACAAAAGAAACTTTATCATTTATCTGACACTACTCAGATGGCAAGTGATCCAAAGAAAAGAACAAAAGATCCACAAACTGGAGAGTTAGATCCAGGTCCTGATCAATATGCTGACAAAATAGCAAGAGAATTTTTAGCAGAGGTCAAAGCAGTGTACAATTTTAGAGAATCACAAAAAGTACAACAAAGAAAAAAGAAAACTAGAGGCAATCCATTTCGTGTTTTAATGGGAAAAGTGGGTAAATTGCTTGACCACGGTGTTGAAAAGAATGACATTGTAAGAACTATTGCTAAACTCAAATTTTGGGAAAAACCAATGATTGAGAAAGCAGTTGAAATCGTTCAAGATTATAACAGAAAACAAAGAAGCAAAAAAGACGACAATGAAAAGACTGCTCTTAATGAAAAAACTGTTAATCTTGAAGAATTACAAGAACAAAACGAACAAGTAAAGAAAACAGTAGATCAATTAAAAGATTTAGCATCTGAAGGCAAGAAGACAAAAACTGCAGCTATAGATTATGATAGAAAACCTGATTTTAAAAAAAGATCAACTGGTGAACTTGTAGCTAGAGTATGCTATCTTTTAGATTTACAGGATTATAGCAAAAATACCAAACAAGGTGATTTTAAAGATCCTGAAAGCAAGAAAGGTGTTACTGAAGAACTTAAACAAATCAAAAGTGCATTGGTAGATAGAGGATTTGACAAAGAAGAGCTATCAATGTTGGGATTAGGCAATTAATATGGAAAACGGATACAAAATCGAAACAAAATATACTAGTCATGACCCAGAGAAAATTAATAAATTCTTAGGGGGAGATAGTTTATTTAAGGTTATCGGAGATCTTTTGGAAGATGTTAAGGGTAAACATTCTTTTGTATCCAATCCTTTAGAAGATATGGAACATTCTCATTTTGATATGGCAAATCCTATTGTTATTGATTTTATGAGTTCTGGTGGTCCTGAAGGTTTAGGAAAAATTCTTAAGTGCTCTCCTGAAGAAAGAATAACTAGATTGTCAAATCTTTTGAATAGATTTACTTCTATCAAAACAGCAAGCCAAAGAAATATCTTAAGGTATTCCTATATGGCTTTACAAAACTTTATTGATAAAAATAATTCTGCTGCAAAATTTGAAAGATTAGCATACAAAAACAATGAAAAATCATCTGGACATTGGCAACTTGAAGCACTCAAGGGCATTGATGACTTGATGAACTTTGCAGATGAAAATATCAAAATTGCTTCATTGAAAACTGCTAGAAAATATGTTCTTTCAGGTGATGAGCAAAAAATCAAGAAAGTATCTAAATATATTCATGATTGTTACTCTTATATTACTCCTAAAGAAAATAGAAGAGTTGCGTATACTACTTTATCAACTCAAGCTAACGAACCTTATTTACTCTGTCCAAAAGGAAAATTCCAAGGTTACAAGTCCCCAGTACCTATGGAAATTTCAAAGTGTGTCAACAACTGTATTGACAGCAGATTAGATAAAGATGGTGTTGTTAGCTGTGGATATCAAGATTGGTTAAAAGTTGCTTTCCAAACTCATGATGAAGTTATGGCAAGACTTGATGTTCATACACATCCAGATAATGAAG